TTTCATCCTCCGCAAAGAAATTGGTCACGAACTTTCCGACAGCACCGCACACACCTGAAATCAGCATCAACTTGGGATGGTCAAGGTTAAGCCCGGCAACGAACAAAGATGCAGCGGCAATGCTGTCACCCAAAACACGGAAACGCTTTGGAGTGGGTTGGAAGTAGTTTTTAAGTTTCATCTTCCTTGTCCTCGGTATGGTTTTGCTGACTTGTGTTTGTTGGCTGACTTCGTGTGCCGGCCCAGTTTCCGCTTTGATTTCGGTTGCCATTTTATGATTTCACTTTTTTTTGCCATGTTTTATTTTTTGATAAATACCGATGCACGACAAAATAAATGCAGCAGTAAATGATAAGTATTGCATTAACGGCAGCAACTTTGCAGCAGCCCCGGCCAACCATAACAGCCAACTACCTACGATGGTTTCAGTTTCGTGTTTCATCCCGGAAATGGCGGTGCAGGTTTAGGAACGTATGGAATAAGCGGCAGGTTTTGCACCCAAGAAAAATCAGGGTTGACGCACTGGCTGATTTCTTCAACGGAGATTACCCACCTATCGTCATTGTCTTGAATGGGGTTGAAGTAGCTGTCATCCATGTACCATTGGCCGATGAGTAAATCTTTGTCAGTTTCAGTCAACAGCCCTACATATTGGCTGTAATTTTCGGGTGCTATTTCGGATAGTTTATACATTTCTTGAAAGGGTTGTTTGATATGCTTGTACTGCGGTGTAAAGGTTAGCTGCTTCGGTGTCAGTTAAGCCATCTCCTATTGAAGCAAAGGCACACTGTCTTGTAGTGTGAAATACATCAGTGCCAACTCTATTTAATGCACCAATATATACTTTTAAATTAACTTTTTGTATTGAATTGGACGTCACTAATTGTAATACATTATTTCGAAAAGCTCTAACTTGCGTTGCATTAGTCCTATTTGTAATAAATAAACCCTGCGAAGTATTACTGTTAACTATACCACCATTATTATCGTTGGCTCTTGGATAAAAATTTCCATCAGTCCATTTTGCATGAATATGCGTACCAGGATTTCCAGCAATAGTATTATCTAATATTCCCATTTCACCAAAAGCACCTGTGTTATTTGTTCTTGAATAATAAGAAAGGTGTTCATTATTTAATGTAAGAATAGTATTTTCATTTAAAAATGTATCAGCATAAGCATTAGTTCCATTAGGCAAAGCACCGGTGCTGCTATGTGTCCAGCCGCCTGAAAACACCAACCTAAATGCAGCATTTAAATCTCTTGGGTCTTTCAAGTTCCATTTGTGAGTTGTTGCAGTGCCACCAACAAAAGGATAGACGGCTTTCATTTTTGTCCAAATGCCGTAATTTTTCAAGTCCAGTACCAATGTATTAATGGCCGACTGCTGTGTTACATCAGTTATTGCAGCGGCATCAATAAAGGCCTGTGCATCGGCATCATTAGATGGGCCACCACCTGCTACAAATGACCGAACACCTATCCTTATCATACGTTATATGCTACGATGCTTCCGCTTGTCAGGGTGATGCTGCTGAAATAGTCACCTTCGGGCAAGGAGATAAACGTGCCTTGTTTCAGGGTTACACCTGTCAGTCCAAGGGTTGTCATTACACTTGCTGCATTTTTGTCAAGGGCAGCGGAAACAACCGCATCTGCGTTTACCACAAAACCTTGCCATCTGCCAGTGTTTGCGCCTGTTCCTGAAAGGACTTTGCAGCCAGTGAAGCCGCTCATAAATTCTGTTGCTGTACTCATTTTATTCTATTGTTGGGAATGTTAAATTGTTATTGGGGGTGTCGCAGTAATCTCTCAAATTTGGACAATGATATTCGATAACGGCTGCAACTCCGCTAACGATGTCCGTTTGTGCGTCATAAAATGGTGTGATGCTATCATTGATTACCCATGTTCCTGCGATGTTGTTTCGGTACACATAACGCAGCATGGAGTAAATGTCCAACATCACCGTGTGCATATCTGAAATTCTCTCCACCGCATCGGTAAAATCTTCACGATGCCTGTCAGCAATGGCAACCGCAAAGCGATAAATCACCTTGTCAACGGTCACCTGTGAACCATCAGGGAAAATCCGCATTAACGGATAAAGCTGCTCACCGCTTGTATTGATATTGGGTTCAATATTTACGATGGTTGCCTTTATCTGCTTGTGGTTGTTTCCCGCAGTTTCGAGTGCTTCCAGTAGTTGGTTGATTGTTACCATTTAAGTAGATTTTCAGTTTGTTTTCGTTTTTCTGTCTTACTTTATTCATGAGAAAAATCCACGCAGGAATTTGTAATCATCATCTTCACCCAAGTAAAACCCACCAAATAAATATTGGTTTTGTGGGTTGATCACATCCAATCCACTCGCAGGGTTTTGATATTCGGGGAAAAGTGTATCATTTTCTGCCAAGTACAAACGCAATCTTTCAGCGTAGTATTCTGCCTTGTTTTGGTAACGCTGCTCAATCATGCGAAGTTGGTCAACATCCACAGCATTGGCATTTTCTGCGCCACGACTTGCCGCTGACTTATTCATCATTTTGTAGGTCAATGGCAGCATGCTATCCAAAATAACGTAGTGATACAGACAAGGTGCAACGTATTTGTTGACCAATGTCAGGTAATTACCACCAAGCCCAGCCCCGTTGATGTCATCACAAATCTTGTCATAAAGGGTGCTTCCCAAAATATCACGGATATACACATCCTGTGCTGTGCGCATGGCAGTTTGAAGCAACTTGCTATCAACGTTTTCGTCAATAGGGGTGTTCTTTTTTACATCCTGCTCACTTACGAAATATGCGAAATTAGCCATTTGATTTTCTCCTTACTATTCTTTGTTTCCATTCGTGACGACAATGCGGAATGTGTAACGGTGGGTCAGTGTTTGGAACGGTGTACCAACCACCCCTGCGAAGCCATACGCTATAACCTAAAATTGCAGACATCTGGTCGATTTCATCACGAGTGTATAGCTTTTCCATTTTAAGCATTTGCACACAAAACTCACGGCTTTCACCACCGGGTTGCAATGGCAACGCATCGGGGTCTAAATCGTACTTGTATCTTAACTCCAACTTGGGCAGTTCGGTATCAGCAATCTCACCCCTACCGATGTCGGTGATTTTGATTGCATTGTTTGTCCAATTTATCTTACCGCTGTCCTGCAAAGTTTTCAAAATCTTGATGACTTCTTCTTCACCTATTTTAGTGGCAGTGGAAATGTCTTTCAATGTGGCTTTTTCATCGGAATTTACAACAGCCAACACACGCTTTTCTTTGGTGGTCAGTTCAAAGGTGAGTTTCACTTCCTCAAATTCGCTTTCATCAGCCCCAAATTTGGCAAAAACTGACAAGTCGTTATCCGACCATTTGTGAAATTCGCAAGTGTGGCTGTCAAACTTCTGCGCCTGAATGGTTGTGTTTTGCAGTCCGAGTGCTTCACGTGCTTCCTCACGGCTTACAATGCCAAACTGGTACAATGCCACATAATCAACACCCAAGAAATCGCTGTCTTTTGTATCTAATTCAATACCGGGGTAAACGTATTCAAGGGTGTTTTCAAGGCAAGTGTCAAGTTTTACTTGACGTTTGTTAACGTATGATTTATGGAACAACTCATATGCCTCAATCATTTCATTGCGCTGACCCAATGCGCCTTCGGTTGCGTAGCCGAGCAGAATTTTCGGGAAGTTGTGGCCGATAAAGATTTCATCCTGTACCGTTTCGTTGAGTTGCAGGAATTGTTTGTCCATGTCGGAAGGTTGCAGGTGTGCAATCTCTGCCGACTTTTCATTCATTTCATTGAACTGAATAAGCACACCGCCTGCATTGTCAGTGCCTGTGGTTTTCTGCTTAAACTTCCTCTCAAAGTTGTAGGCAATCTCCTCTGTCGGCTGACCTTTGAACAACTGAACCAGTGTGCCGTTGGCAAACCCGTTGCGGATGTTGTTGTTGTGGAAGTTTGCAATCTCAACATCGATTTCAATGTACTGCAAACAATGCTGATAAGGTGGCAATGGGTAAACACCCAAAGAAGGTGCATATTCCCTGAAATAAAACAACTGCACTTCCATCGGCTGCGCCTTGTTTGGATTGAAAGGGGCATAGTGCTTCATGTCCTCATGCTTCGCCTTTTTCCAATCTTCTGCCCACATATAGATTTCATGGTCAAGTGTCCTGACATTGCTGAAATCTACGTGATACAAAGCAGAAATCTGCCCCACTTTGTTATAATGCACCTCATACGCAAATCCGTTGAACAATTCGTAATCAAGAGCCAGTTTATTTTTGAACTCCTGAATGCCCTCATAAGGGTTCACGTAATCAATTACCTTAACTGCGCTGGGGTTGCCATCCACCAAGGTTTCTTCACCTGCTACAAATCGGGCTTTTTGCCTTACAATCGCCCCATGTTTTGGGCTTCTGTTGTAAAATTCAAGTAA